GTGGTACAGGTTCAGGCGGCGGCGCGGGCGGTGGCGATATTGTCGGCCTAACCAACACGCTTACTGTTTATTTGACAGCAGGAACTTATGCGGTAGATGTTGGCGCAGGCGGTGCGGGTGCTTCAGGTAACACAAGCGCTGGCGCACGTTCAACGGTTGCAGGTTATGTTGCTGTTGGTGGCGCGGGCGGGAGCAGCGCAGCAGGAAGTATTACTTTTGGAACAGGCGGAAGTCGCGTAGGCCGTGACGGTGCAAGCGGCGGCGGTTCAGGTCTAAGCGCGTCAGGAATAAAAACACAAGGATTGGCTTTAGGTATTCAAGGCAACAATGGTGGATTGGGTGGAAACGATACCGACAACGCGGCTAGTAGTTCAGGCGGTGGCGGTGGTGCAGGATCGGCAGGCGGCAATTCATCAGGAACAACAGGCGGCGCAGGCGGCAACGGTTCAGACATCAGTGGGTTTATTACTGGCTCAACATATTACGCAAGCGCAGGCGGTGGTGGCGGCGGTACAGGAACAGGTGGCGCGGCAGGCAATGGTGGCGTAGCAGGAAAAACTACAGGAACAGGCAACAATGGCGTCAATTATGGCGCAGGCGGCGGCGGTACGGTAACAAGCGCAGGCGGTTCAGGCGCAGCAGGTGTTGTTTATGTGAGGTTCAAATCATGAAAAATAAACCAACATTTTTTGCACAAATTAAAAACAACATTGTTGTGAACGTGCATGTTGTAACACAAGAATTTATTGATGAAAACCCTGAACGATACCCCGGAACATGGGTTGAAACATTTATTGATAGATCAGACAAAACCTATGCAGGCATTGGGTACATTTACAATCCTATAACTGACAATTTTAGCGAACCAGATATTTCGTGAAATGGCAATTGAAATTGTGGTTTCTGTCATCGGTGGTGGTTTCGCTGTACTCGTGGCGCTTATTGGCAAAATAGGTGCCGACAACCGTAAAGACCATGGCGTAGTACACAAAGCATTAGGCCGTATTGAACAAAAAATAGACGCACACGTAGAAAGCCACGAACAATGAAAAAACAATTAGAACTAATGGCCGCTTCTTATGGGCGTAGCGTTGTGGGCGCTGTAGTAGCGGTGTACTTGACCGGTGCAACCAACCCAACCGACTATTTAAAAGCCGGTGTTGCTGCTCTTATTCCGCCAATTATGCGTTGGGCCAACCCAAACGACACGGCGTACGGCCGCACTAAATGACGGCAAAAGCCCAACCCGGTGTACCCGGAAGCCGTGACTACATAGGTAATAGCGACGGCCCGGTAAAAGGCAAACGCGCCGGCACCGAGGAGTGGGTGAAACAAGCTGTTAAATGGTCTAACGGTGCTTTGTGGAATAACGGTACGTTTATGGTGCGCGACATTAAAGGCAAACCCGGCACAATGTCAGTACACGCCACAGGACGCGCTATGGACTTGTCCTACCGCAAAATGGACACTAAAGGCATGGCAGAGGGCCGCAAAGCCTCTAAAGCGTTTATAGACGTTGTGGTAGCCAACGCAAACCGTTTAGGCGTACAAATGATTATTGACTATTGGCCACAACCATTTGGCCGTGCGTGGCGTTGTGACCGGCAAGCGTGGAAAGCGTACGAAACTAAAACCGTTTCAGGTGCGCCCGGTGGCGATTGGTGGCATATAGAACTATCCCCGGCTATGGCAGATAACCCGGAAGCCGTAAAAACCATATTTCAAGCGGTATTTGGGGTATCCACAACCGCGTAACAATGGTTGGCTAGGGTTTTCTTTACCGACGGAAAGCCATTTACCATGAACGAAATACAGTTTTTTAACTATGAGTGTTTTATAACCTCACTTGGCACCGGCCAAAAGGCCATGGTACAAATTTTCAGAGACTCACAAACAAACGACGTAATACACGTTCAACTAGTTTTTAAAAGCCCGGCTACTGGCACATGGGGAAACCCTTACCAAATGGAGGTAGCGAAATGATTGCCCACAAGATAACCACAGGCCTAATTAGTTTAATTACAGGCGTTTTAGTGCTGTTTAGTCCGGGTAATGCACAGGCGCCAACGCAAACCTCACAAGTTGTAACAGCGTCGCTACCGCCAACAACAACTACAACCACGTTGCCGGCATATGTCAACACCTGCACACAGGTTGCCACGTTGGCATTGGCAGAGGGTTTACCGCCTAGCGAAATAGAAACAGCGCTACGGGTAGCAGTACGTGAGAGCAGGTGTACAAGCGACGCACACAACGCAGACGACCCAAATAGCGGTAGTTATGGCATTTACCAAATTAACGGCTTTTGGTGCCTACCGAATAGCAATTGGCCTACCGGTTGGCTACAAGCTAAAAGCATTGTTTCAACGTGCGACGACCTTTACAACCCAACAACCAATACTAAAGCCATGGTTGCCATTTGGCGTAACTCCGGTTGGCTACCATGGAAAACAGCAAACTAATGCAAGAGCAACCCTACCCCGACAACACATTAAGTGAGGAAACCCGACGTATGTTAGACCCGACACAAAACGCCCTACATAGGCACGAAACAGTAATAAAAAACCTGTTAGACGAAATATGCAGGCCTGCACATATTCCGTACAAACCTAAACACGCCGAACTAATTGGACGTTTAAAGCATTTAGCAGTAGACCTAGATTTAAGCGGCCAACAGGAAGCATGGCAAACCGTTAGCGAAGCAATAGAGGCTTTAGGCGGCTAAATGTCAACTGTTTATTTAAGCCCGACGGAAATAAACTACGCATACGCAGTAGCAGAACTACGCCACGAAAACGCTAAGAGCAACCAACACCAAGACAGGTTTAAAGGCGAATTTAAAAACACTTTGCCCGACAAAATAGGCGCGTTGGGTGAATTTGCTTTAGCCAAATACCTTAACGTTTATTGGGGTTACGAACCATACAACCCTAAAGCTAACGACGTAGGCCGCTACGAAATACGCACAACCCCACGCCCTGACGGTTGCCTACTTACACGCGATTTTGACAAGCCCGCAATATACGTGCTAGCAACTTTAGACAAAGAAAACAAAGCTGTAGTTTTGCGCGGTTGGAATACGTTGTATGAGACCATGCAAGTAGACCGGTGGGCACCATATATGCCGTTGCCATGTTTCAAAACGCCACAAACTTTGTTACACGCAATGAGTACATTACCTGCAGCAATATAACCCGACATGAAAGATAAACCCGACATGAGACCTTGCCCCAAATGCGGCGTAACTACATACGCCTACAAAGCCGCTAAAACACATTTACGTACTCTTTACTTCCACCCCGGAACCTGCAAAAAGGCGGCTTACAAACATGGCATTTAACATAGACAACTACGTAGACGTACCAACACGCCTAAAAGACGCATTAGACAAGCACCCAAACCTACGCATACAAGAAACAGCTGCAGAGGTTGTAACCATGCCGGACGGAAGCACGTTTTACCGTTGCACCGTTACCGTTTGGCGCGACGAAACCGACCTTATTCCGGCAATAGCCACCGCAGCCGAACCGTACCCCGGCAAAACCCCGTACACCAAAAATAGTGAGTTTATGGTTGGTATGACTAGCGCGTTAGGTCGTGCATTGGGTTATATGGGGTTTGGCATAAACAAAAGCATTGCTAGCCGTAACGAAATTGAAGCGCGGCAAGACCCTAAGAAACCGGACGCACAGATAGCACCAATACGGCGTGAACAGGCCACAAGCCACCCTAAAAGCGCTAGCCAAAAGCAAGTGTATTTTATTAAGTCACTAGCTAAAGGTGCAGGGTTTGACGAAGCAGAGTTACACGAATTTATAGCAGTAACGCTAAGCAGCGACGCGGTGACATTGGAAACGCTAACGCCGGAACAGGCTACGCAAATGATTGACGCACTAAAACAACTACCAAGCAGTAAGGCGGACTAATGCTATTAGGCGAAATTATAAAGTTATTGCGCGAAATAACGGCACTAATTGAAACAATACAAAAACAGCCCGATTACATAGGCAAAGAGGAAGTAGAACAATATTTACGTTGGGCCGCTAAACATTTGGCAGATGACCTATGGCAAACCGTCACATACAAGAATTATGGCACTAATGGCAATGCTTGAAGCCCAGTTTAAAAACGCGATTATTGAAATAGCGACGCGTTACGACTGGTTTGTACACCACGATTTACCGTCAATGAATAAGCGCGGTAAATGGGCAACGCACATACAAGGCGACGCCGGTTTTCCCGATTTGGTGCTAGTTAATAAGCGCGGGGTTTTGGTGTTTGCGGAATTAAAAACAGACGTTGGTATAGTGCGGAAAACACAAGAGTTGTGGTTAGACCGTCTTGATAAATGCGGGGTTATTACGCAGGTTTGGCGACCTAATCAAATGCCAGTAATTATAAAGTTTCTAGCCACCGCCTAGCGGTTGGACTAGCCAAGACTTGCGCCGTTTGCAGGGCGTCGGGTAACACACGGAAAGCGTGGGTAGTGCGCTATGCCCGTAATCATGCGCGACGAAATGACCGGGCCAATGGCGCGGCAGCCCGTAAACATAATCGGGCGTAAGTTAATTGGGTACGGGTTAGGGCAACCCCGTGGGTGGAGCATTAACCTATTAGGCTTTACAACGTGCTAGGCGCACCCCCAAGCGTTTAGCACACACAACGATTTACATAAACAAAACAAACAGCAAGGTTAAACCCGACATGAACAACAAC